TCTTGCTGCATCACCCCAAAGTGTTGCAGCACCTGTAATACCAGATGGGAATGAGGGGATTGAAGCCTCAAATAGATTGGGGCGAGCACCCCCACCCCTTAATTGTGTCTTGAAATTATGAAGATTTTTTGTTGTAATGTTTGCCATTTGTGTTACCTTTTTGTGTTATTGACTACTTGTAATAAATCAGGTTCCAGTAACTTCAGTGAAGCTAATTCCACCTCTTGTAGCAACAAAGGTAAGAGTAACAAAGTTGATTGATCTTGCAGGTTGAATGAAGATGTCAGCTCTGAACTCATTGTTGTCAACAATATCAGAAGTATTATTTGTTTCATCACAAATGACTCTAAAGTCTTCAATTCCTCTCTGTGACTGAATATCAGTCAGGAAAGGTTCAACAATATTAATAAAGTTTGCTCTAGTTTCAGAGTCATTCAGTTCAAAAAGTTGATCATTTGCAGCAGTTTCAAGTGCTTGTTCAACTGTCAGGAATAGTCTTCTAACATTAATTCTATCAAAAGCAGACTTGTAACTAAGAGCAGTCTTGTCACCAAAGAGAATAGCACCAGATGCATTTTGGTTAATGATTGGATTAATTCTTGCTTTATAAAGTTGATCTCTTTGTGCTTTGTTGGGGTTGTATGCTAACTTAACAACATTGTTAAGAGTTCCTCTTGATTGACCAGCAGGTGAGAACCAAGGCAGATAAACAGTATTGTTTCTTGCCATGATACCAGCAACATCACCATTTAGAGGGATGTATCTGAACTCATTATTAAATCTGTCATAGACATACTTATAACCACTGTCAAGAACAGCAAAAGAAGAAGAACTAATCTGTGAATAATAATTCAGTACATTATTTGTAGCAGTAGTTGCGTTAACAACATTAACAACATTAGATCTATGTGGAGAAATCACTGCTTGACAATCTTTTCTTCCTTCAGCAATTGAAATCAGAAGATTTGCCTTAGCTTGTGTTGAAAGTTGATCATTCATTGATGATCCCATCAACAGGAAGTCAACAGAAATTTCATCTTTGTTTTCAAAGAGTTGATATCCAGTTAAGACATCACCAAGTGTAGATGCCATTCCACCAGATGCAGAATAGTCAGCACCACCACCAAGGGTGTAAGTGACATTTCCAAGGACATTGAATGTAACTCCTTGTGCTTCAAGTCCCCAATCACCAGCACCAGTGGTGACTTTAGTATATCCTGAGGAGAATCCACTTGCCTGAGCATTAAGTCCTCTTACAACATCAAAGGTTGAACCAGGATTAGCACCAGCAAAGATAAATGCTGAATTATTTGCAAGGTAGCTCTTGTAGTAGTTTCTGAGTGGAGCATTTCCATCTTCTTCACCATCAAGTGCCTTAGACAGGAAGAAGTTTGTCTCAAGGATATTACCTTGTACACCAGTTACTGTTCCAAAATCATCAACAACTGCAATGTGCAACGCATCATTCTTTGCACTTCTTGTATTAGCAAAGTTATTTGTTACAGGTCTTGGAGCAAGATTTTTCCAGAAAATAGTAGAATTTGTCAGATCCAGAGTTTGTTGATCATACCAGTCAACAGCTGTTGCTACAGTAGCAGTCTTGACATTAGCACCTGAATTTTCTACAAATGTAATTGTATCAGCAGCTTCAATAGATCTACCAGCATTACCAACTTGATAAGTAATAGGATATTCAGTTCCAGAATCAGTTGTCATTCCAGAAACTCTGGAAACAATTCTTACATCAATACTACTCTTCATGTTAGAGGTAGCATCAGTGGTAACACCAGTAATGATGCCTTTCAGATATCCAGTAAAGGATGTAGTTGTTCCAGCACCAGGTGTGTTAACTGTAGTTAATTGAACTGTAACTCCAAATCCAACAGTTGCACCAGCACCAACAGGACTTGTTGTTGAAATTCCAATAGTTTGGTCTGCAAAATTATCAATTGTGCAGACTTTAAGGTTTGTATTTATTTCACCTGCTTCTCTTGATGCATAGAACCAATCAGATGCAGATGAATAATTTGCCTCATAATCATCGTAGTTTTTAATTTTTACATCTGTAGATGCAATTGATACACCAGCATTTGCATTCTTCAGATTTGAACCATCTATTCTAACTACCTGGAGAGTTCCACCATATGATAGGAATTCAGATGCAACCATCCAATCCTCATAATGCTTATCTTTATCTTGGGGTTTGCCAAAGATATTGATAAGTTGACTCTGACTTGTAATCAGAACTGATTCATCAATAGGACCACTTTTAAATGGTGCAGCAATTGCACCAACATTATCAAGAACATTATCAGCTCTACCAACTGTAAGGTCAACTTCCCTGACCAATACACCTGGAGATAATTGAGGAGTTGCCATTTAATTTCTCTCCTAGAGTTCTCATGATTGACTAAAAATATTTATTGTTTTCAAGTGTTTGGGTGGGGAAACATGAAGTGAACTACCAATCTGGATAAATTTCTTTAACAAAATTGTATGATATATTAGATTTTTCTTTTCTGGATTTTATAATTCTTTTTTTGCAGCATTCTTTGCATTCATAAGAGTAAGATGATACTACTGGTCCTCTATCTTTTCTTGTTCTATAAAATCCATCCACAAGATTCTTTTCTTCACCGCAGACTCTACATTTCCTTAAATCAAGAAGTAAATGACCAAGACAAAACTGTTCATCAAAGTCCATTATTTTTGTTTGTGATTGTACTCTATTATAATTTTTTCATGTGTGGTGGTTCTATCACAGCAGGTATAATGCTTTACTTCACCACCCAATATCTTACAGATATTCTTTAACTGTATGTCAACTACAAATTCTTTGGTTTTATCATCCAACTGACTTTTGTTTGATCCTGGTAAATTAAAATTATCCATAAGTAATTACTATTTTGTTATTTGAATATTCAACCTTAGCATTTAGCAAACCACCTGCTCTTCTGATGAGAGCAAGTCCTGCAATTCTATCTGCTTCAGGACCTTCTTGAGGTTGCTCTTTATGCTTCTTCCACATTTCAGCAACCATATCTACAGGGGGAGGAACATGATAATTTTGTGGTGGTTGTAACTCCCATTTATCAATTGCCTCCTGTGTAGGGACAACAATTCTAAAAGGAGTATTATCATTAATAAACTCCTCATTCATCTTTTCATATGTTTCAGGTGTTATTTTCATTTATCTATAATCCCACATATGTGACATATCACCATAAGCATCAGTGAACCATCTATCACCTTCATCATCTACAAATGTAGTATCATCAAGACCATCATTGATGAATCCAAAAGGTGCCATATCTTGCTCTATCTGATTCTTCTGCTCATCATATAATCTTTTTCTTACATCCTGATCAGTCAGTTCCTTAAAGTAATCTTGTGCTACCAACCAGGCGTAGATAACTAAACACATGGCAAGGTCATCATTACATCCTTCCTCTGCCTCAAATGAATTGTGCTTTGATACAAAGGTTGTAAGTTCTGAGATAATCTCATAGTCATTAATTAATAATTTATCTTCTTCAATAAGTGTTTTTAGATTTAAAGAACCCACTTTCTTAACTGTCTTAGACATCTTTAATCCAAGTTGGGTTTTTGATCCTGAAAATCCTTGTCCAACAATCTGTCCTGCCCTACCTCTCATTGAGCACATTAGTAAGTTTTGATATTCTAGGTCATATTGTAAAATACTAGCAACCTGATCTCCAATATCATTTACCTCACATAATATAAATGCTTCATTATATTTTCTTGCTATTTCCCAAATGATGTTTGGGAAAAGCATTGGTTTAATAGTGTTATTCCTATACTTTGCCACTACCTTATGTGGAAACTCTGTAATATCTGTGACAATAAAAGCAGAGTAGTCATTACCAACTCCTCTTGCTACGTCAACAGACATCACATAATCATGTTTCTTCATTGGTGGTTCATATAAGTCTAATCCAGCATTTCTTTGAATGGGATTATCATATATCAGATTCTTAAGTTTACTTGGTGCAATAAGAGTGTCAACAGAACCTAGGAATTCACACTCAAACTCAATCTTAAACTGTTGTTCAGATGTATTCTTAATAGTCTGCTTCTTCCACTTATCATCTCTTCCAGGAACCTCAGACCAGTGAACATCAGTTGGAATATATTCATTACTTCCATTTTCTGCATCATGCCACATCCTATAGAAGTGGTTCATACCATGAGGTGTAGAAACAATTATGACCTTTGTGCTTTTACCAGAAGTAATAGTAGGATAAACAGATGCAAAGAAGGCATCAGCGATGTGATTTGGAACGAACGCGAATTCGTCCAAGAAGAGGATATTGAATGACATGCCTCTGACAGCACTTGCAGATGTAGAAGCTGCCAATATCTTACTGCCATTTTCTAACTCCAATGAACCTTTGTTCCATGATAGGATACCCTGTTGCATCCACTTAGGCAAGTTCTCGTAAGCAATCTGTAATCTACTTAAAAGTTCTCTAGCAGTTGATGCTTTGTTAGCGAGGATGCCAATATTAACACTGTCATTAAAGACGACATGGTGAAGCAAAAAAGAAATAACAGTCGTGCTTTTGCCAGTCTGTCTTGGCATTTTGCAGATGTTAAATCTATTATGGTAAAAATTATTGATGAGTCTCTCTTGAAAGTCATATGTCTTGAATGGTTGTAAACCATGATCAAGAGTCACAATTTTTACATAGTTTTGGGCAAAGTAGACAGGGTTATCTTTACATTTCAAATACTCTTTAATATTTTCTTGAGTAAACTCAATTTGAGTATTTGCTTTTTTTAGATTAGGATTACCAAGATAAATTTCACTCATAAATTAATCAGCAATTCCAAGCTCTAAGGGACTTATTGATCCTGCTATCTGGATCATTTGCTGTCTTAGCAGAAGTCAACTTTGACTTCATTCCCTTCATTCTCGCACAAAAACTTTTTCTACGAGGGTTCCCAGTTTTCTTTGAAGGTCTTTTAAGATCGCTTCCTGGGTTTTCACGTTCATACGACTTCCTGCCTTTTTCATTTAATCCTCCTTCACTGTTTTTACCAGACTTTTTTGTCCAAGCAGCACCTTCCATTTGAGACTTTCTTTCTTGCCTGCCTCTTGAAACTCCTGCTGCTGCTGATTCTATACCACCTTGAGCAGCACGTCCAACACCTTTTGTTACACTCTTAGCAACAGGAACAGATGCTCTAGCAACAGCTTTAGCTCCAGTAGCAATACCCTTGGCAGCAACTGCTGCTACCTTACCAGCAGCTGCTAAAGGTGCTGCAATTAAAGGAGCAAGTTCTTCCAAATCTTCTACTTCCTCACCCATAGTCAACATGGGTTCACCAGGTTGATATGGAGTCATATCAAATCTTTGAACATGGCAACCAGGATATACTTTCTCAAGAGCATCTTGAACTTCTGTTCTTGTAGGTCTGCTTACTTCAGGGAAGAAGATCTTCATCATCATATACTTACCTTTCCAAGTAAATGATACAAGGTAAAGATTGCCAGTTTTTGCAGGCACTCTGACTGCCTCTTTAATTGCATCCTCATTGGGGCATTCTTTTATCCCATGAATAGGACACTCTTCACCCTTATGATTATGAGCACAACCTTTCTTTTCTTCTAATTCTACACTTTCACTAGTTGCTTTCTTCCAACTACCACCTGCTGCTTTGTACTTCTTAGCAGCCCAACCATTAGCATAAGCAGAAGGATATACATCAAACTTTGCTCTTGCTTGTGACTTAAACTTAGACCAGAGTGAAGGATTAGTAGGTACATTCTTTTCTACAAGAATCCACTCCTGCTCACATTCAATTCTTTCAAGAATTTGTCT